TTACAGCTTCAATAGTTGGTCTGATGTGATCACCTATGACGAAGCGTTTATTGAAGAGTGGCTGCAATCTCCGCAGACCTCCCTTTACTACTCGCTTCAGGTTATGGGTGACACCCAAGACAAGACCAGTGCCTACGCCGCACTGGAGGAGTCGGAAGTGGATTCCTACCTGGAGTCGATTCTCTATGACAGAGATGATGATCCTGCTCCTGATTGTAATTGCGGCGAATGAACCCCTATCAAAAACTACTCAACCGTAAAAGAACTTGGACCCCTGTCCAAACAACTGCAGGCAAGCTCGTAGAGGGTGCTGAAGAAACCATCTACCGTGCATTGGCGATCCGTCATATGGAGCTGCCTGTGGGTGACTTTATTGATGAAGCACTAAAAAATGAAGTACCTGCAGCGTCAGTGGACCTCCTACGATCCAACATCAAAGACGAGGAGAAACACGACCTTGCGCTCGGTTACATCGCCAACGCTTTGGGCGTGGATGAGAAGGCTGAATCCGAAGCCATCCGACTTCGGCAAGCATGGATTGAACATCCAGATCACACGGTCCTCAAGGCAATGGTTGCCGAACGTGCAATTTTCTTCGTCCTACTTCCCTTTTTCCGTTTCAACGGTGACGCTGGACTGAGGACTGTAAGCGCAGATATTAGTCGTGATGAACAAGTACACGTGGCTACAAATAGTCTTGTGTGTAGGGAGCTCAATCTTGATTGGAGTCCTTCTCTTGACAAGCTCCGTAAAGCAACTATCAATTGGGTGATGCAACCCCTTTCTGGGGTGGAGTCAAACAAATATCTGAATAAAAAATTTTGGCTGGATGCCAGTGATCGCCTGATGTACGAGGGCAAAGCTCCTGAGCTTTCCGAGACCAAGCGAGCACGGATGCCAGCGTTCTTTGAACATGCAAATCCAAACCTCCCGCAGTACGCTTAACCTTGGGCTTACTGTAGAGAAACTTCTAGAAGAACTAGAAGATCAATTTCCACCTTTTAACCCACAACCTGACCTACCGCTGAACCAGATCATGTATCGAGCTGGTCAGCGCAGTGTGGTTGAACTCATTAAATCTCGTATTACCGAAGAGGAGTAAGAACATGTGTGGTGGTAACAACGCTCATCACGCTCAAGAAGAAGCAAAGCGAGCTGCAGCACGCCAAGCTGCTGCCTACGAAGAAGCCCTTCGTTCAGCCGAGCAGCGTAATGCTGCAACGCTGGAGGCCATGAAGCCTAAGTACACCCCGCCTCCGGTGGACACTGGTGCCATGATGGCTGACAACCAAGGTGTGCAGCGTAAGAAGTCACGTAAATCGTCCACTATTGATGCAAGCAGGGGTGTGTCCTCTCTTCGTATCCCCCTGAATACGGGAGCAAGTGGTGGCGGATCTGGTCCCAATATGGGTTGAATAAATGCACGCACGTAGTCGGTACGATCAACTCTCTACCTACCGTTCTCAGTTTCTTGAAACTGCAGTGCGTTGTTCGGAACTAACGCTTCCGTATCTCATCCAACGTGACGAGACACGGATCACCCATCAAATCCTTAAGCAACCTTGGCAAAGCGTAGGTGCAAAGGCGGTAGTCACATTGGCAGCCAAACTCATGCTGTCTCTCCTGCCACCTCAAACTACGTTCTTCAAGCTTCAAGTTCGTGATGACAAACTGGGCACTGACCTGCCTGCACAAGTGCGATCTGAACTTGATCTGAGCTTTGCCAAAATGGAACGCATGGTGATGGATTCGATTGCTGCATCCAGTGATCGAGTTACTGTTCACCAAGCCCTCAAGCACCTTGTTGTAGGGGGGAACGCTCTTGTCTTTATGGGTAAGGATGGGTTGAAGCATTACCCGCTCAACCGCTATGTCGTTGAAAGAGATGGCAACGGTAACATCATTGAGATCGTTACCAAAGAACTGATCAACAAAAAGCTGCTACCCAAGGAAATGGTTGAGGCTGTGGGCCGTCAACCAAATACTGGTATTGATAGCGGTGGCTCATATAACGGAGATGACGCTGAGGTCTACACCCACGTTCGTCTCGACAACAACCGTTGGATCTGGCATCAGGAAGTCTTTGACAAGAAGGTTCCTGGGTCTGAATCCAAAGCACCAAAGGAAGCAAGCCCGTGGCTGGTCCTTCGCTTCAACTCTGTCGATGGTGAGAACTACGGCAGGGGACGGGTAGAAGAGTTCCTTGGTGATCTACGGTCCCTTGATGCACTCGCTCAGGCCCTCACAGAAGGCTCTGCAGCAGCCGCCAAGGTCGTCTTCGTGGTATCACCTTCAAGCACGACCAAAGCCCAGACGCTGGCCCAGGCAGGCAACGGTGCGATCATTCAAGGACGTCCCGAAGATATTGGTGTTGTACAGGTTGGCAAGACGGCTGACTTCAGTACAGCTGCCAACATGATGGCAACGTTGGAACGACGGATCTCCGAAGCGTTTCTTGTCCTTACTGTTCGCCAGTCGGAGCGGACTACTGCTGAAGAAGTTCGCCTTACTCAACTTGAACTTGAGCAACAGCTTGGTGGCTTGTTCTCCTTGCTGACTGTTGAGTTCCTGATTCCTTATCTGAATCGTAAGCTCCTTGTCCTGCAACGCTCTGGTGAGCTGCCCAGGATTCCTAAGGAGATCGTCAGGCCAACCATTGTGGCTGGTATCAACGCTCTTGGTCGTGGTCAAGATCGTGAATCTCTCACGACCTTTATCAGCACCATTGCCCAGACCCTTGGACCTGACAACCTGATGCGCTACCTCAACCCTGAGGAAGCTATCAAACGTCTTGCTGCATCTCAAGGTATTGATGTACTCAACCTTGTGAAGACCATGGAGCAACAACAGCAGGAGCAAGCAACTGCAATGCAACAACAATCCCAGATGATGCTGACGAAGCAAGCTGGGCAGATGCTGCAGGCTCCCATTGCTGACCCATCGAAGAACCCCAACGCTGAGGAAATGCTTGGCAACGTTGTTGGTGGTCTGACTGGCATGGGTGCAGCACAACCCACTCAATAACCTTTTATGGCTGAAACACTAACCTTTGATCCAACTCCACCGGCTGAGGTGATGTCAAGCATCGATGCCGATCAAGCGGAATCTCTTGCCATTGGTGAGGCAATGATGGCTGAGCAGGAAGGTCTGCTCGCTGGTAAATATAAAGACGCTGCTGCTCTTGAGCAAGCCTACCTTGAACTTCAAAAGAAGCTTGGTCAAGGCGACAACGAAGAAGAGGGTGAAGCAGAAGAAGGGGAACAGGAAGAGTACGAAGAAACAGATGAAGAGTCTGAGGACTATGTGATTGACTTCCTTGCAGAGGTTGATCAAGAGTTCTCAAGCAACGGACAACTCAGTGAGGAAACTCTTGAGAAGTTCTCTCAGATGTCTTCGCGTGAACTTGTTGATGCCTACTTCCGCTACCAAGAACAAAACGGTGGTCCTCAGCAGCAACAGTCTGTTGAGCTGTCTACCGCTGACATCAACCAGATCAAAAACTCTGTAGGCGGTGAAGGTGCTTATCAACAGCTCACTAGCTGGGCTGCAGAAAACTTCTTGCCTGAGGAAGTAGAAGCCTTTGACTCTGTTGTGGAGTCAGGCAACATGGCTGCTATTAACTTGGCACTTCAAGCACTTTACTATCGGTACACTGACGCTGTGGGCTTTGAAGGTGAAACTCTGCAAGGCAAACCTGCTCGGTCTATGGATGTGTTCCGCAGTCAAGCAGAAGTTGTGCGAGCAATGAGTGATCCCCGGTACGAACGGGATCCGGCTTACCGCCAAGACATCATCGATAAACTCTCACGATCTGACGTTGACTTCTGAAAACTTTTGGGCCAAAGAGCCACCCATATATATGGATCCTAACTATCTTCAATCTCACAATGAACGGGCCGAACTTATTAATGGCCGCTTGGCTATGCTTGGCTTCGTGGCTGCTGTGGGTGCTTACGCACTGACTGGTCAAATCATTCCTGGAATTTGGTAATGCCTAAAGTAGGATCTAAAAATTACTCTTACACCGCTGCTGGCATGGCTGCTGCCAAAAAGGAAGCTGCCAAAACTGGCAAGAAACTTGAAAACAAGAAACCAAAGAAATGATGGCTAAGCCTGGTCTCTACGCAAACATCCACGCCAAGCGGAAACGTATTGAAGAAGGCAGTGGAGAAAAGATGAGGAAGCCTGGTACTGCTGGTGCACCCACTGCTAAACAATTTAAGCAAGCAGCTAAAACTGCTAAGAAAAAGTAGTATTGGTAGTTCTGTCAATACTGCGCGTGTATTGGCGGAATTGTAGGCGTAAGCAATATAAAAGTTCTTTGCTTTTTAATTATGCTTCCTATTCTAACTACTCTGTCGGTGATCACCAGTTGGTACGGTCCTGGCTTCCACGGAAACCTCACCGCCAATGGTGAGCGATACAATCAAAACGGCCTTACTGCAGCGCACAAGACACTCCCTTTTGGAACTAAACTTAAAGTTTGTTTCAAACGGTGTGCCGTTGTT